CCATCTAAACACCACCTCACCAACCAAACCACATATCCGGTTGACAAAGACCAAATATATATATCTAAACAACCGGTTCCGCATGCGAAAACCCACCAAGTAGCAACAACCCACAAGAATGTTAAAGCAACCGCGGCAAAAATCTTAAACGGATTTTTAGGAAAGTCCCATAAACGCTTCCTCAAATCCTTGCCATCCGCGGGATACGTCTTCGCAGGATGTAGAATACGGACATAGGCAACATTCCCAATACGCGGTATTTTCATTATTGGCGCAAGTCTAACTTTTTCATTCTTGCTCATTGTTTATCACCTTAACAAACTTAAACCCACCATAGGAGAAGGATACCCCAAAAACGCCAACCAAACCAACAACTAGTGATAATATAAGAGCCACCACCATACCCTCATACTTCATACTAACACCAACACTCCCCAAAATCCATACTCCCACAATTATTAAAACAACCGCACAACAAATTAACCCACCAATCAACAACCGCCCAATCATATCACAACACCTCTGTCTTTAAGGAATTGGACATAAACCTGATATATCTTATTCCCCCTCGGCATGGAAAACCCATGCTCCCTGCACTCAAGCTTAACATACTCAACCACCAAAGGCATCACCTTGCCCTTCTCCTTGAAAACATCAACATCTCCGCCAAACTCCACATGGAAACAATTATTCACAGCCCTATATATCTTATCATCGGGAATTGTGGGCAATGACATGTCAAACACTTCCTTACCCGCCTTACCCCGTTCCCGCCTCCTCATCTCCCTCTCGATAATGGCTGGGTTCTTCATCTTCGCAACGTATGACATAACGCTTTTCTGCGGATGATATATTTTCAAAACAATGCCTTCACGGTCAGTTAAGATTTCAACAATTCTCTCACATTGTTCAATAACATTATCCTCTCTATCAAATATGTTCAATATCTTAACAGTTGGGACACCTAAATTCACGCTAATATCCACCAATACATCCGGCCACAGAAATCCTCCCAACTCCCTGTCATATATGTCAAACGCAACAAACACATCCCTATAATTGTATCCCTCAACCTTCGTCGGCCCATACCCTTTAGGTATGTATTCCCCGAAAACAACATACCTCGTCGGGTCTTCAAAACTATGTATAAACGTTATCCACATACCCACCTCTGGAAGTATCTTAACCTTGTCCGCGAATACTGCATCATCTTGATTACGGCTTGAAATCCTATTTTTCTCTCCGTCAAACCATATACACATCTGGGAACCGTCTCTCTTCTCCTCGACGAAAACAACAAAGTCCTTAAACCCATCGGGATATATATCCAAATCATCGGGATACTCAACATCAGGATACTTTACTCTACCTAATTTCATTCCCGCCAACCCCACATAAACTCAATATACTTATTCGCTCCACGGAGATATACGGATATGAAGTCCCACTCCGTTCCCTCCAGCCTTTCAATCCACTTATCAAAATCTTCAATCTTATCAACTTCAACATATTCATCTGGGATTGTCATGCCTATTCACCACCTATTTTCCTAATCTCGCCATCCGTAAGCAAGTCTTTCACTTCCTTGACATAATGGAACCCAGCATCATCAATCTTAACACCTACAACAGCACCAGCCCTCGGCTCGTCCTCAATCCTCATAATCCACAACCGCCTGAAATCCCTGTAATCCTTACCCCGCCTCTCATCCATGTAAATAATCCGCTTCGAGAAGTGATGCACAGATATGCCGCCACGCATTGTAGGCGATGTTGAATCCTTGTTTGAATACATATCCGTAGGGTCAAAAGAAGCATGGTTTGTAACCAACACACACACATTATACTTGTGCTGTAAACTGACCAACTTCCCCATCAACAACGCCATAGCAGTAGCCCTCGCGGGAAGGTTCTGCCTCTCTTCCGGCATCAAAACACGTATCGGAGCCGATATGCTGTCCAATATCACAAACTCAATATTCTTCTCCTTAATCCATCCGTCAACCAATGCGTTCTCATACCTCTCGATAACACGGAACTCCATCTTACCCTTCTCATTCAACTGCTTCCTTTCAGCCGCCTTCAACATCGCAACCTTCTCCTCAACCGTATTAGGAGTCTTTTTCTCCTTCTTATCCGCCTTCTCCTCTTTCTCCTTTTCGTCATCCGCCACCTTAAACACAACCCGCGTCTTGAAGCCAAAGAAATCCGTCAAAGCATCCAAAGTCCTACAACTTTCCAAGAAAATACTTCCCTTTGCCTTAAACCGTTCACGGAAAATATCATACCACTTCTGCGCCATCCCCTTAAACCCGCCTTCAGTATCAATATATAGCACGTTCTTCCCAGACGCAACCGCTTCCTGCAAACAAAACAACGTCTTACCCACCTGCGGCTTCCCATATATCGCAACAATTTCATCCGAGTTGTAAAGAAATCCACCATACACCTCATTCAACCCCTCGATGCTCGACTTGATATATTTCATCCCCTTAATCGCATCCAACAACTCAACCGGCATATCCATCACCATCCTCCTGTGAACGCACACCTTCCCCGTCATCCCAGCCCAGCAACTGCAAAACCCCTTCTCCACATAATAGTCCCCGTTCAACCCTCGCACCAAAAAACCGTCGCCAACCCTGAAAACCACTTCTCTCTCCAAACCCCATATCGGGATTTACGTTCTGGCGGGGATATTTAATCCCTATGTTTATAATTAAAAAAATTTAGATATAATTCTACCCCAACCCAGCCACACCTATACATGTAATATACTATACTATTCTCTAAACATAATCATCCTACACATACAACACTATAATAGTTATAGGGAAGATGGGTTGATAGTTATAGATATAATTGAGCGGGTATAGATTTATTGATAACCGGCTATATTTATGACAACCCCGGACGCTGATGCAACCCCTCTAATCCCGCCCTCAAACCTCACAGGCTCCGGGAAAAACAACACATCCACACCTCCCGCCACAAGGGATTTAGAGTAAAACGTCTTCGCGGGCGATGTGTTCACCTTCAACGTAACTGTTACAGCAATGGCCGAAGTATTGGATATAAAAATCGAGGAAACATACACATCCCCGGTAACCAAGTCCCCCTCAGTCGTCGAGACATCAATAAACCCAGAGTCAAACCCCTTCCTACCAGCCCTGTGAGACCTGACGTTTACATCAACCAAGACCCATCAGCCTCTTAATAACCTCGACCAGTCCAACTATTATACTTATGAACGCAACAACCAAACCCTTCTCACGCCAACCATTACTCCGCCTCAAAATAAAGGAATGAATTGAATCCACCTTATTCTCTAATCGGTTGACACGGATATCTAAAGCCTTAACCCGTTCATCAATCCTCGCAAGCATCTCCCGCAAATCATCATCCATCTATCACACACCAAAGAACAAAACCCTGACAGTCTTACCATTTATCGCGGTTGAACCATTAGCCATCTCCGACAAAGAAATAACACCAGTAGTTGTGTTAGTAGGCTCCTGACCATAGAAAAGAAGCTTCCCAGTAGAAACATCATACCTCGGAACCCAGCCGCCAACATTATGCCCCAGCACCTCAACACCTAGAATATCCTGAATATCCGGGAAAAGAGATTTGATTGGGGTTGCAACGTTAATGCCACCAGTAGCATAGTTCTCCGAAGCCCCGAAGGAAATATCCACAATCCCCATCTTCACAACACTCATATTCCACTCATAGAACCTGCCCTCACGAATCCCGTAACCCGCGCCAACCACCTTCGAAGCAGTCGCCATCCAAACCACCTACCGACTTAAGTCCTTATGTCCCTTATCTTACCCTGACCGAATAAGAACCGAGCAACAGTCTCCCCGACAAACCGATACACACCACGTATCACAAACTTGTTCAACGCAACGTAATCCCTGCTCTCAAAGTATTCAACAGGCCGAAGCACCGAAATACCCAGCCTCGGGAAACCATATCCCTCGGGGTCTGAAGTATCCAAAGCATAGAGATAGCTAATCTCACCAGAACCCGAACCCTTCGCAACATCAACCGACTGCACCAAAGGAATATCATACAGCTTCGCTATCTGAATACCCATATTACTGCCCTCAGCCGTAGTAATACCGTTAACCCCGAACTGCGCCCTATCAACCGTCATAGGATTACCCTGCCTCGCAAACGTCAAGTAAATACCCTGAATCACAGCATAGGTATCATAGCCCGTCAAAAGCACATTAGTATTAGCACCTCTCGCCCTAGTATTCATCAACAGGTTCCGTATAAGGAAGTCCGTCAAATCCCTCAAAGTCGAAGAAGAATCAACATACGCATTAGCCCAAGAAGCCGTAGACCTATCAATCCCATACACATCCTCCCAGCCCTCCTGCGCACCACTATACTCCGCGTCATTAGACACAATCCTGTCCAAAGTCTCAACCACGTTATTCCTCGTAGCAGGGTCATACACCTTCGCAAGAAGAGCTTGGTTAATCAGCTTCGCAAACTCAACACCAACCTCCGCCCTAACCTGATGAGCCGCACCCCACACATCATCACTCGACACCTGCGCCAATGCCTCAACAACATCTGTTACATCAAACACTCTAACATGAATTCTTGGAGTGGCAGACACCAAAGCAATATCAGGAATTGAGCTTGTAGGCAGAGTGCCTGTCTCTGTTATGCCTGTATTCCTGAAATCGGTAACACCAAACGCAGTCTTAACACGCCAACCACTCCTAACCCATGTAGTCTTCGGAAGCATCCCAAACGCATTAGCCTCTTGGTTCATCTGGGCCCACAGCAAAGCGCCGTAAATCCTGTTAAACACACCTGTGGTAGCCGTCTCAAGAGTCCCAGCCGCCTTCTGGAACTCAAGCATGTCAAGTAGCTCGGCATGTAGAGTGAACGGATGCCCCGGCTGACCAGTGTAGAAATACTCCAAGTCCATCGGAGTCAGATACCTTGCACCAAAACCGCTACTCATGCACCAAACACCTCCCTAACTTTCTGAGGAATCTCTCCCGGCTTGACACCACCATACAGTATCCCCTTCACCAACTCCGATACACCATCCCTCTTAACACCTTCATTAGCAAGACCAGAAGGCCGCGGAGTTGTAACACTTTTCACAAACTCAACCCTACTTTTCTCCAACATCTCAGCACCTCTCTCCCTCAACTCTTTAGGCGGATAAGTAACTTCCTCTGCTGTTTCAGATTTTTTAGGAGACCCGCTTGTTGGATATTTGTCCTGCTCTTTATGAGCGGATGTTGCATCGCTAAACCCGGCTGTGAATTTCTTAAACTCCTCTTTCAAAGTAGATATTTCACCTTTAACCGCCTCAAGTAATCCGCGATTTGTATCCTCAACCGATTTAATCCCTGTTGCAATAGCCTTTACCGCCTCCGTTAATTCACCTATCGCCTTATACATACGCTCAATATTTTCCTCCATGACATCCTCATCTTCGCCAACCTTTTTCGGGGGTTTCTCCTCTTCAGGAGTTGCGATTGGTTTTTCAGGTTCTGTATGTTCAGGCATTACCTAAACACCTACATTATAAGGAATAAAGCATTCTAATAAATCTACAAATATCACAATCAACCACCTAACCACCTTCTCTTCCTTTCCCTCGCCTCACGAGTATGCGGCTCATCCGGCTCTCTTTTACTTTCCGGCTTTGTTGGATATAGGTGATGGTAGAAAACCCAGCCGCATAACGCGGGTCTGCCTGTCCTTTCAACGCATCTGTCAAACCATTCCTTCGGAGGTCTCTTATCCTTAACAATATCAACATTTTCTTTTATCGCTTTAGCCAAGTCATAAACCGAGTCAATAATTGCAAGCAAAGGCTCATATCCTTCAACGCCATCCAACCTATTACAAATTTCATCCAACCCCTCAACCACGGCATCAATAGGTTCAAGAGACCTCAAATATTCTGTCATCTTTGTCTGCTTACCGCCACTCCTGCGCCTACGCGGCCAACCGCCCCTCGGGAATGCTGGGAAGCCAAAATCTGTTAGCTTTGTTTGAACCTTCTCAATTAATTCGTCTAAATCAAGACCCTTACCTTCAAGCCTAGCCTGCAAAGACCCACAAATCCGTTTAGCGCTCTCCTCACTATACCCCTTCGACTTCATATCGCTTACACAGTCATTAAAACTATCCCACTTACCGAAAGGCTTAACAATATCAACCAACTCCTTCCACAAATCATCCAACTGCTTATCCAACCTATCACAAAACTCGTCATACGGGGAATGGAATTCCTCGATTTCTTCAGCCCGCCTCTCATTAACCCATCTCTCATACTCTTTTAATTCATCAATTGATTTCTTAACCTCTTCAGCCAATTCAACAAGTTTCTTCATCCTATCCTCGGGGATGTAGCCCTTCATCATTTTCATCGCACGCCAAACCCTAACACCTATATCAACATCCCCGACATCCTTAATGATTTGAGAAATTTCATAACACAGACCGCATCCTTCTGTCTTATCAAATACCGCCTTGTCAATCTTATACTTTGAAAGAATAGCATCCAAATCCAATTTTTTATCGCCACCATCCGCGCCTTTCGCTATATAGTTCACTTGCTCGATTGTTGCCAAAGGATTGGCTGGGGTTGGCACAATACTTATCTCCATCAAGTTCAAATCCCTAACAACATTAACGCTATCTGGAAGGTTGACAGACTTATCCTTCAAAACCCGCTTCTCCTTCCTACCCTGCGCACCAATACTAAATCCCTTCAATTGCCCTTCTTTCACCAGCCGCCATACCTCATCGTCCAAAGGATAGTCCTTGTATATTTTCGCCACAACCCATAACCCGTTAGCATTCGCTTCGGGATGCTTCCTTATCTCCCACTTCAAAATCTTACCAATCGGCTTATTCCCATGACCGTATAGTATTTGACCGCCCCTATCCATCAAAACATACATCGCACGCTCAATTTCCTCAATTGGGATAATATCGCCTTGGGAATCAAGTATCTCCACACTAGCCCATCCCGCAACAATCCTGTCATCCTCACTCAGTATCTCAAAAGGCTTCGGCATGCCGATAAAAAAGATTAACACGGTCTTAAAAGTCTATACCATACTTCCTAAAATCTTCTCTTAACTCGATAAATCGCTTAACCCCGTAAGAAGAATAAGTTAAACCCAGCCTATTAGCCATTTTGAAAGCACCAATATCCACATCCATCAACAACCTATCCAAATCATCCCCAGCCCCCAAGTAGTGAACCAAGTTATGCGTCTCATCCCTGTTATATATCCACACATCCCCATCAATCCCTTGCGCATATTCACTCACCACAACATTATCGGGAAGTTGACCAAGACACCACCATTTCTCCGTCTCCGAGAAATCTATTGACACCTGCGCGGTATAAGTCGCCTTCGGCTTAATCTCTAAATCTTCCCCAGCCGCCACAGACCGCAAAACGGAACCATAGTTATCCACGGAAAAATATTGTAAAGCTCCAGCAGGTTTGGCAAATCGGCTTGTAACATCCAACACGTATAANTCTTCCCCGTCATATATTGCCTCAAAACTAATAGTCCCCCAATACCTTCCCCTCAAAACTGTCTCAAACCTATCAAGAACATCATCCCAGACACTTTCCTCAACCCATTTACCGAAACAACAACCAGTCCCCTTACAATTACTACTCCAGAACGGATGTCCCTTTCTCCTAACATAAATTGTGTGCCAAGGCTCTACTTCGACATCATATACAAACCCAGAATAATTAATTATAGATGATTTACTCGGATATATCCTATCTCCCAAATCTTCCTCTCTTGTTGAAATATCTAAGATATAAATTATTTCATTTTTACCTACCCAATGGGTTACCTTTCTTTCATGAATAACACCGAAATTGCCGGACAATATTAGAATTTCATGAATTCCATCTATTAAATTCTTACTAACTGAAAATATTTTCATCCTACCGTTTCCCTCTCTATGACCATCACCCAAAACATATTCTTCTAAAAATAGTCTCATCTGCCTTGGCGAGGCCCGCCTTATTATTTCAGGCAATTTCTTATTATTGGAAATATATGGCTCAGAAACAAAGCAATTATCTTTAAACCATCCAATAAGCTCCTTCCCACTAAGGTAAAATATCGTCTTATCCCCATTCCAGTCATACGCGCTATATTTTATACCTAAATCTTTTAGTATGAAGCTTATCCTATTCACATTTTCGGGCTTTTTATTAGATTGAACAATAAATATACAATAAGTCCCCTTATCTACATTCCATACTAAATGTCCTTCCGCTAAAACCCATGCAACTAACCTAAAGAAGTTATCTGCGTCATAATTATTCCCCGCAATCTCAACATATTTAATATCTTCTCTCTGTAACCTTACCCTCCTCGGAACGTAAAAGTATCGCTTCTGTTTTATAATTTCAGAAATAGACATTTCTCTCCAACCTCTAAAGGATTTTCTCAACCCGCCAGAATAAGAATAATAATCAAATTGATTCCTAACGTAGAATTTATGATTGGGCGTTACCAAGAAATTAAAGCTTCCGTTTTTGTGATAAATCATCGGCCCATCATACCAATATTTAATAAATCTCCTTATAGGCACATACTCACAGAGTCCGCTACCTAAATCCATAGATAGAACACGAATACCATCATTAATGTGTCTCTCTAACTCATCAAACCTTACCCATCCCATTTCTGTAAGTATTTCAGTTTCTCCATCAAAACATTCATTCCCAAAATGATACGGCCTAACAAAGCTTTGGCCGTTAAACCACGCATCAACGCCTAACTCAATACCTTCAACAGGCTCACTACAAATAAAACGTATCTTGCTCTGGAACGGCCCAAACTTCGCATCATTCAATACCGCCAACAACTTCTCTCTACTTGTTATCCTCGCCGTCTCCATATTCCCACGCAACATATCCACTTTAAGGAAGAAGTCATAATCCAACCTTTCAGCCAAATCCATCAATTTCTCAACCCCAACCGCCTCATAGTAGTTGGGATGGTTCACGCCTATTGAGTCCATCACAGAAGCCGCATAAAGCCTCGAGTTCTCCAGACTATCGCCAAACTCGTTACCGCCAAAAACAGACAACCCCAACCCTCTCAAGTATCCGCCAAGACCGCCATAACCAACATCCGCTATAACAACCAAATCGGCATCATCCACGTAATCCCATATTTCAGGAATAACAATCAACCTATCATGCAACCCGATACCAATCATGTCCTCAACCCTACCATACCTGTAACGCCACTCATGGAAATAATAGACATCATGCCCCTCTTTCGCCAACCTCAAGGCATGGTCAAGCGCCAACCTATTATCCACAAAAACTATCTTCAAACCCTCTCCCATCCCTTAACAGAACCTTTTGCTCGGGTAAAGCTACACCTGCACTGTGGATGGATACTCCACTCCCTAGCATATTTACCGCCATACTCCTTTATCAATTCCTTCAGCTTTTCCAAAGATAGCCCAATTTTAGATGCCGCTTCAACCGCCTTACACTTCTCACACGCATCCGCCTTCGCAACCCACCTAAACTTCCTAACCTTCGTCTTCTCAAGATAAGCCCACTCACGCATCTTGTTGAAAATGTTTGCAAATTCGGTTCGGATAATGTTCTCCGCCTGTTTTTCATCAATACCGAATTCCTTAACAACTTCCCTCTTTAATTCGTCTAGGTCAAACCGTTTTTTGTTAAAAGCCATGTCCCATAGAAAATCATTTAACTGTAAAGACCTCTCCCTACCCAGCCCCTCATAACCTTCCCACTCCTCATACCCGACAACCCCAGCAATCCTCTGCTCCTTCGCATACCTCTTAACACCTAACTGCCAACCCACCTTGATAATCTCAAAATCTGAATCATCAAGCATGGTAGAATATGTATCTAAAGCTTTCCTCAAATCATCATCAAACCCAAGAGTAACATCCCCACCTTTAGGCCGCCTACCCAATTCCTCGCCTTCAAACCTCTGCTCATCCGTCCTCGGCCTACCATGCTCGGGTTCGCCCTCATAACGCGGTATCTCCCTTTCTGGGATTTCCTGATACACCTTTGACGCAATATATCCCGACCTCTCACTTTCACCTATCTCCTTCCCACCAACCTCATAGTAGAAATCAATCCCGTCATCAGTCTTAACCGCCACAGGCTTATACCCCAACGCCGCCATCCGCTCCGCATTCGCAATCCTCATAGTCTCTCTTTGAATCCTTGCCACAACATCCCTTCCCTCATTCGGGATGAGTTGATACTCCCAATCACTTACTCCCATCTGCCGCATCAGCCACGGCAACACCTTCTCATTAAACAACGTCTGCTCCCTCTCCACAGCCCTATTAGTAACAACAATCTGCAAACCCTCATTAGCTAAACCAACCCCAGCACTCGCATCACCTTGGAAAATGGGCATCACCCCCCAGAGACTTCCAACGGTGCGTCTTATTTCTTCACGATACTGTATAAATTCAATATCCTTCGCTGAAAAAGACAAATCAATCCATTCCGCAATCCTTGGGGCCTTATCAGCCCCTTCAACAACAAAAGGATAAATCATGTGTGGGTTATTTCTCGCCTCTTCCTGCAACTTATGCCATGCTTTCTGAATGCTCTCCATCTGACCACGTAAAACCAACACACCTTTAGGCGGCCTCTCTAAATGATATGCCGTCAAGATAAAGAAGTCCATTTTAATCAAAGTCAAAACCTTCATCCAAACAGAGAATATTGGGGATACCCCATAACCCAACCCATGAGTGAATTTTTTGATATGTAAAATCTCACCATTAGTATAGCAAACTGTCCCACCTTGGCTCCACTTCCCAACCGTATAGTAGACAGGGTAAAGCTTCCTACCGCAAACAGTACACCTCGCACCTTCAACCTGCTCTGGAAGCAAGGTAACATATCTGTCCCTATGCTCGAGGCAAAACATCGCCACCTTACCGTCATCCGTCCTCGCAGGCCTTCCCTCTCTATCTATAACCAGCATCACGTATTCGGGATTCGCTCTTAACACTTCTACAACCTCGGAACCAACAATCTCTCCTTCGTCATTATAGAAATATCTCTTTACAACCGCCAAGTAGGCGTTGTCATAAATGTTCAAGTCAGTATCAACGTCCTGCAACACCTCGATAAGGCTCTGGTCATTGAAATTAACATCATTCAACCACTTCTCCAGATACTCCCTCTCAAAATAATTAGGCGGCCTCAAACTATCGCTTCCACATACCTCACATTTTTCAACCTTCGTATCATAATCGGTGCCACAAATATTACACTTCACAACAAACCGCGGCACAATAGTAATCCCCTTCCTAAACGTCTCCTGAACCAAAGACCGTATAATCGTCTTCAACAAATCGGAATACATGTATATCTCGCTCACAAACCTATAGCCAACAAATGGGATAATCGGCATCTTCGCAATATCCGCGGCCCCACGAGTCCATGAATCAAGCTCCGTAGGACGTAAAGTCATCATGTTTTTCGGCTTCCCAACCCCAAACACAGATTTAACTACGTCAATCAACCCCATTCCCAGACCTACCCATCAATATCTATATCAAGGTTTATATATCTCTTTACGCCTCCGCCAATACCTATACCTCTCAAATAAGTCCTACACCTCGGGCATCGCTCAATCGGCTTCAAATCAACCCGCCTAATCCAATCCTGACACCTGCTACAAAAACGGAAATCATCGCAGTAACGGGCCCTACCTTTAATCTCATACTCCACGCCATCAATAACCTCAATCCTTCCTTTCTTCACCAACCCCATCACCTACCACATAATACCTAACACGGCCATCTTCACGGGAAATATTGACGATACCATACTTGTATAACTTATATGCCGCATCACTCGCACCACGGCCAACAAGCCTCTCCAACTCATTATGCCATATACCCGGATTTTTCCTAATGCAGTCATAAACAGTCAGCTGATACTTTGTGAACCTAACCTTTTCCTCTCTAACCATCGGCCCAACATACTCCGCTCCAGCCTCTTTCACCATCCTGTCCATCACCTCTATAATACTTGACGGCCTCAACAACTTCCTACTCGAACCCATGTATCTTCCCCCTCCAAGGGTCTATTCCAATAGTAACAGTCCCAACCCTTATGCTTCTGGGAAGTGGATGTTTGTCAAAATATTGTTCAACCGCCAAATTGTTGGGGTCAAGAAACCCACCTGTCAAAGCATATATCACAGGCCGCTCCGAAACCACATACTTACCGTTCCTAACCTCTACCGATACACGATGCTCTGTCTGAAAAGCCTTTGAATGAGTATGAGCCATCAAGTAAACATCCGCGTCATATATTCTAGCCAAATCCTGTAACCTATTCAAAGCCCCGCCAACCCTTGTCCCCGAATAGTGTCCATGAATAGCGAATATTGCATACTCCCCAACAACCTTACCCTTACTCTTTATCCGCAACAACACAAAACACCTACCGCCAAGGAAGTCAACACCAAGCGGCCAACAAACCCTATCACTAAATTCCTTCGCTGTAATAGTAGCCCACTCATGGTTACCCCAGAGAAGACCGATACACTTATGCTTAATAGGCTCAAACAAATCCAACAACCCACTTAACTGCTCATCCCAATCC